TCTGTCAAATTCATATATTTGAAGTCCCTTAATGATTTATGTTTAGCAATGAATTCTTCATTGCTTAAAATACGATTTTGTATGAAGACTTCGGATTCTTCCATAAATAATGGAAAACATCTTGTCCCTGCAAATCGTCTGGTCTCCATAGGTTCAGACCTTGACACTATCCAATGGGTAGTGGTTGCTATTATGGAATTAATATCCATAATCGCTTGTTCACCAGGTATTACAGGCCATTTTTGGAAAAATGGATCTGGGATATCTGGTCTTGCTTTCATATTGAAATCAAGAACTGTGATAATATTGTGGTCCACAATATAGTAAATGGATTGTGTTGTGTATGAAAGGTATAATCCTTTCCCGTACCAACTTTCACCTCTTTTCTTTTGAGGTAAAATCCATGGATCATAAGCTTGATCCGTTTTTATACATCGATTGATGTATGTAGAAATAGTTTCTCCTATTTTTGGGAGATTCATAAGTCCATCATATGTGACTTTTGAACGAGGTACTATCACTGATAGTAGATGATTCTCTACTAGATCATCAAAGAATAACTTTGAAGACCTAGCTTCTAAAACATTTGAAATGATCGATTTGGCACTTTGTTTATTGCTCAACAAAGTTGACCAATAAATGTAATTTGATAATGGCATTAAGCCATTGTCTGTCTCTTGGTCTGCAAGAAAACCATAATTGTTTTCTTCAGTTAACCAATCTACCTGGAAGAATAGTTCCGTTGGTTCTATTTGAACCATTTTATGGTCCTCTTGAATGGTGTAATTCCATTTAATACCCATTTTGGATATGAAGGGAATCCACATCACTTTTATAAAGGTTGAATAATCCTTTATATCTTGAGTGACTTTTGAAATATGTGAAATGATTCGTTTCACATTTGGAAAGATTGCATCATTGCTCAAACGCAAGTTTGACAATTGTTTATTTAAGAAGACAGAATTATCTGCTTCTTGTTTTTGCAATCTCCAACCAAAGGCATTATTTGCCTTTTGCAAGCACATTCCGTAGATTGATAGGAATTTATTCCAAAGATCTCTCTTTGTCTTGAATTTAAATTTTGAATTTAAATAAAGCAATAGGTCTACTTCTTTCCAATTTGAATAGAAGTAATCCTTACCATTTGGCATAGCATTTGGTACTATGTCATATAAACAAGATAGTTCTTCTCCATTTTCTACTTGATTGCAGAATTGGTTGATACCTCTAGCTTGTCTTGTGATTAATCTTAGATTATTCACAATGGTCACTCTTTCAACATTATTAAAGTTGAAATTGCTGAAAAAATGTTTCAATGAAGTTGAACATTTATTAAATGCAGTTATGAAGTCTTCATACTTCACATCTGCTACATTCTTCCAGAACCTACTAAAAGTAGGTAATTTGTAATGGTGTGAGACCATTCTCTTTGAGTCCGCTTCCTTTTGATATGAGGAAGAATTGAATTCTACCCGAGTTGGGTTCAATTTGGCGTAACATTTATGTACTGATAATTCTATGTTGAATTTCTTCAACATATCATTGTAGTATCTTAATAAAACATCTGGTAAAGCTTGATTCGACTTAGTCGGATCTTTTTCTTCAGGTTTTAATACTTTTACAAATATTAAAATATCGTCTGATGTCTCCAGGTGTTTGATAGATGTAATTCTATCTTTATATTCAGCTTTTAGCTGATTTCCAAGGTATGTCAAGACGCAGCTACCATAGGTAGAACTGACGGTTGAGAATATACCTTGACCCATTCCATATGGAGTGGAAACCAATACACAATCTTGTGTAAAGTTATTGAAGGTATCAGATTTGGTACCTTTTCTTGATATCAATTGGAAGTAATCCAATTCTTTCA